AACGGGTGGTCTATGGGTGGACAAGTATTTTAGGGTTGATGACCCACGGGAAATTACCTGTGTGTAAGGGTTTACAGACTCTTGGACAAGGTGGACAACTATAATATTATTGATAGTTGAAGTATAGTATATACTTATTTATAGGTAGGGTTTTTATGCTAAAACCTCCGGGTAAACTGAAAAAGCCAAATAGTTGTCCACAATTCCCCCCGATCGGTGTATAAGTAGGCTGGTGGCGGCTTTACGGGTGGACAATGCATTGTCCACCATCATTGTCCACCGCCTTCTGAGCGGCCGACCCAGTTTTCTGCCCACACCGGTTTTTGGGCCTTATTTCCCACCGCCGGCGAAGATGATCACGACCGCGCACAAGATGAGCACCCATACCGATGGCTGACCGGTGTCAAGAGCCATAGCGAAGAGGTTGACGAGCAGAGCTGTGGACAGTATGCCGTAGAGTATAGGTCTCATGGTATGTGGTTGGGTTGTTGGTTGTGTTGTCGCGATAAAAGCCCCGTAAGTGGCTCAGGAGCGACTATATCCCGGCAGGTATACATCTGCATACATACCCGGATATAATCGCTCCTGAGCCGTTTGGGCGTGTGTTACATGCTATAGTCCTGTAGCGTCACCACGCGACCGGTGTATACAGCACGCCCTGTCGCGTCTGTATCCCACACCGACACGAGCTTCAAGCCCTTTAGGTAGGCGGGGGCATCTAGGGTGGGGGTGAGCTTGATCGCTTCAAGCCGGGTGATCGCACAGGCCTTGAGGAGCTTTGTAGCAGCAAGCCAAGCGGTCCGCTTGCTCAAGGAGTCAAAAGCTATGGCTTCGCAGCTGTTAGCAAAGCCACTTGCGGGCTCCGCTGGGTTGGGACTGGTGGAGCTGTCAGATAAAGCGTAATAGTGTCTCATGATGGTAGTATTTGGTTGGTTGTTGTTGTTGTTGCTGTCGATCCTTACATCTATAAGATAACAAATAACTTTTTAACATGCAAAATATATTTTTATCCTGCAGCGTCAGTATATGGAGTCCCGTAGCGTCACCACGCCATCGGTGTCTACCGCACGCCCTGTCGCGTCTGTATCCCACACCGACACACTTTTCAGGCCCTTTAGGTAGGAGGGGCCCTTTAGGGTGGGTGTGAGCTTGATCGCTTCAGGCCGGGTGATCGCACGGGCCTTGAGGAGCTTTGTAGCAGCAAGCCATGCGGTCCGCTTGCTCACAGAGCTAAAAGCTATGGCGGTGGAGGTGTTAGCAAAGCCACTTGTGGGTTCCGTTGGGTCGGGACCGGTGAAGCTGTCAGATAAAGCGTAGTAGTGTCTCATGGTAGTGGTGTTTTTGGTTGTTGTTGTTGTTGTTGTTGTTTGCTGTCGATCCTTACATCTATAAGATAACAAATAACTTTTTAACATGCAAACTATTTTTCTGTCTTTTTCTTCTTCGTGCCCCAGCCACCCGGAAATAAAAACCGCAGGTTTGCGGACTAACCGATAAATTTTTTTATATTTGTAATATGAACTCTATCTATTCACTTGTATACGACCGTGGGGCATTATGACAGTCGATGATCTTAGTTTTGCAGTCGATGATCTTAGTTTTGCAGTCGATGATCTTAGTTTTGCAGTCGATGATCTTAGTTTTGCCGATTTGAAATTATCTTCTGGAAAAGAAAAAGATGTCATAGATAATCGAGACTCTGATGATCTTGTAGACGAGGCCGAGAGCAGGGGAGACATTGGCCGCAGGAGAGCAGAGAAGCGATTACAAAAATACACCGCCCGCCACCTGTTGCAGCTCAAGGATTTTGCAAGCGTAGGCTTTCCGGAACAAGGTGAAATGTCGGTGATAATATCAACTGGCTCCTTTAACGCCTTTACGATTATTCAACAGGCACTTATTGATTATGTAAAAATAGACAGGCTAATGGTAACTACATTTAACATGCATCAAGACGTTATAGCCTCGCTATTTAGGGATTTTGACTCAGAAAAGATTGGATATCTCGATATCATGCTGTCAGAAAGCGTAAAATTCCGTATGCCCAAAAGATACGCGCAGATGATAAATGAGTTTGACAAGCGAAGCCACAGCGGAAGAATTAGAGTAAAATTTAATTGGAATCATTCTAAAATTATATTGATACAGGCTGGATCGACGAAGCTCTGTATATCAGGAAGCGGAAATCTATCAGACAATGCGCAGTTCGAGCAGTATTATATCAGCAACGGATGCAGTGATTTTGAGTTTTTCCGAGACTGGATAGACAGGGAATTTGAGGGGGAGAACAGGAAACGTGAAAAAATACTGAGATAAGGATGACAGGAGGGAGCATGAGTAAAAAAGCAAACGGAAGACCCTTGACAGAAATAGATTGGGATGAGTTCGATAAGCTATGTATGATGCTATGCACTCAGGTGGAGATTGCCGAGTGGTTTGGATGTACTGACGACACCATACAGGCCGCGGTTCGTAAAAAATACGGAATAGGTTTTTCGGAATTATATAAAAGAAAATCTGTCAAGGGAAAGACAAGCATACGACGCGCACAATACATTTTAGCGACAGAGGACAGAAACCCAACAATGCTGATCTGGCTGGGGAAACAGTATCTTGGCCAAAGGGACCAGCAAAATCTCAACCACACGAGCGAGGATGGCAGCATGACACCCCAGCCATCTATTACCGCAGTTGACGCAATCGAGGCCGCGAAGCAATACCAAAAAATCATGGGTAAGGATGAATGACTTCGACTTTAAAAACCCAGATTATTTACCTGTTTTTACTGACAGAGTAGGGCGGCTAAACCGCATCCGCGAGAATCCCGCCTGCATTCCCGCGATGAAAGCATACTACCGAGACAACCCCGCAGACTTTATCTCAGACTGGGGAGTAACCGTCGATCCGAGAAATGTAGAGCGGGGTCTTCCTGCACTTATTCCGTTTATTCTTTTCCCGCGTCAGCGCGAATGGATACAATGGACGATGGATAGATGGTCTGGACAGGAAAACGGATTGACAGAAAAAACCCGTGACATGGGCCTTTCTTGGCTGTCTGTCGGACTGGCATCTACACTATGCCTTTTTAACGATGGAATGATGATAGGATTCGGCAGTCGTAAAGAAGAATATGTAGACCGGATCGGCAGCCCGAAGTCTCTGTTCTGGAAGGCTCGAAAGTTTATCGAGAATGTGCCGTCTGAGTTCCGTCCTGACTGGGATCCACGCAAGCACGCGCCGCACATGCGTATCAACTTCGCGCACACCGGTTCGAGTATCAGCGGAGAGGCAGGAGACGGAATAGGCCGTGGTGATCGTTCCTCTCTCTATTTTGTTGATGAGTCAGCGTTTTTAGAGAGGCCTGAACTTGTCGAAGCGTCGCTATCCCAGACAACAAACTGCAGGATAGACGTGAGCACCCCGCACGGCATGGCTAACCCCTTCGCGGAGAAGCGGCATTCAGGCATGGTGAAGGTGTTTACTTTCCACTGGCGAGACGATCCGCGCAAAGATGATGAATGGTACGCCAAGCAGTGCAACGAACTTGACGCAATTACAATAGCTCAGGAAATAGACATCAACTATCAAGCGTCTGTCGAAGGCGTGCTGATTCCGTCAGAGTGGGCACAGGCTGCAATTGGCGCACATCGGAAATTAGGGATTGAGCCTACCGGCAAGAGATCGGGGTCACTCGATGTAGCGGATGAAGGAAAAGACAAAAACGCCTTTGTTTCAGCACACGGCATTGTTATTGAGTCTATACGGATCTGGAGCGGCAAGGGGTCGGATATTTATGGGACAGTGGAAAAGGCATTCTCAATATGCGATACTGAGAACCTTGAATCAATGCGGTACGATGCCGACGGGCTCGGAGCAGGTGTCAGGGGTGATGCCCGTGTGATAAATGGTAAGAGAAAAGCAGCAAAGCAGCATCAGAAGAAAGTCCATCAGTTTCGTGGCTCAGGGGTCGTGCATAACCCGGAAAAAGAGATGATCAAGGGGCGCAAGAACAAAGATATGTTCTTAAACTTGAAAGCTCAAGGGTGGTGGTCTTTGAGAATGAGGTTCCAAAATACTTACCGGGCAGTAGTCGAGGGGATGGACTACAACCCCGATGATCTGATCAGCATAAGCGAAGATATCCCAGCAAATGACCGGCAGACACTACTGAATGAACTGAGCCAGCCGACATACGGATTTAACGATGTTGGCAAGATGAAAATCAACAAAGCACCGAACGGTACAAAATCTCCTAACGCGGGCGACTCAGTTATGATACAGTACGCCCCCGGAGTCTCGACAATCACTGACTATTCAACGATATTGTGAGGAAAACATGAGCATCCCAAAACTATTCACCGACGGCCTTACCAGTCTGACAAGCAAGCTGGCTAACCGCCGCAACGCCCACGCCACCAACCGGATGACAACTTCCCGCCGTTGACTGGGATGAGCTGAGGGCGATCTATAAAACGGGCGTCGGTAGCAAAATCATCCGCACAAAATCAGGAATGGCGCTCAATGGCACGATGCAGTTCGAGAGCGAGGGCGATAAAGACTTTTACGAGGCACGATTGCAGCAACACGTAAAAGACGCATGTAAATTCATGCTGGCGTTTGGTCGTGGATTGATAGTAGTCCAAGAGCCGGGCGCAGACATGAGCCAACCTCTTCCGACGATTAACGATTGGGGGAAGGTCAGGTTTCAGGTGTTCAGCGGCGACATGGTTTATGTTCAGTCGGTCGAATACAACCTGAGCAGTCCGAACTATTTCAAACCCACGGCATATTCGGTTAGAGGATTCACTATACACCCGAGCCGTGTGGTTGACATGACATACATCAAGCCGGTTGAGTTCGACGCACCCGAATATTTCTTCGGTGGCATTTCTGAGTTTGAACTTATCCGTAATGAGCTGCTCAGTGATCAGATAGTACAGCGCGCAGTTCCGGCCATGCTCGAAAAATCGTCTACCATATTTTATAAGATTAAAGGGTTCAAGGAGCTGCTTGCTGACAAACAAGAGTCAACCCTGATTCAGTATTTCTCTGAGCTTGAGAACCTGCGCTCGATCTACGGTGCGGGGATAGTGGATGAGGAGGACGCGATTGAGAGTATCACCCAGTCGCTAACCAATTTGGCCGAGTCGGACATGATAACCCTCCGACGGCTGGCAATGGTCACGGGCTTATCACTGTCAACGTTGGTCGGAGAACCGCCAAAAGGCCTGAGCGCAACCGGTGAAGGAGACCGGCAGGTTGATATGCAGACAATTAAGTCATTGCAATCAGAATACCTGCTAGAAAATATCAACCGGCTGATGACCTTATGCGGGCGCGGTGCCGTTTGGTTCAAGGAGAATCAGGGTCTTAGCGATAAAGACAGAGTAGCTCAGGAGACGGAGGTTATCAAGAGTGCGCAGGTGTTGTGGCAGATGGGGCTTGACTATGAAAAGTATCTTGAGAAGCACGGCGTTATTGAGGTTGATGCTTTCGACGAGATGTTTGGCAAGCCGGATGAAGAAGAACTGCCAGAAATGAACCTTGAACAATTAATGGCGGGCGGCGCAGATGAAGCGTGAAGTCAAAGCACCCAAAGGCGCACAAATCAAAGCTCCCGAAGCTCCGCGATCCGAGATCCGTCAGTTCGGTAACGCCATTGAGTACATGGTCGATCAAATGTCGAAACGCTGGCGAACTCAGATATTCAAGGAGCTAAACCAGGATACAATAAGTAAATTTTCAGACGCAGCACAGGTCGGCAACTTTGCCAAAGTGTTTTTGGCTATGGCCGCACGAGTCCGGCGTAAGTTGCTGAAGCAGTTTGACGATAAGCGCATTGAAAATCTTGCTAAAAAATACACAAGCAAGGTTGATAATCGAAATAAGTCCGAGTTCTACCGCCGCGCCGAGGAGAAGATCGGAATCAGCCGCGAAGAGCTTGAGGCTACCGAGGGTTTGACATCTCAGATCAACGCCTACCAGCTCGAAACGATGCAGTGGATCAAGAAAATGCGCGACGACACCTTGCAACAGTGGACCAGTCAGACACTCCGGCAAATGGCAGAGGGAAAAGGACTACCGGAGATTTTGAGCGAGTTTGATGGCATGGTGGAGCAGCGCAAGGGACACGCGAAGATGATTGCGAGGACGCA